TCATTGCGGAGCGTCGCTTTCCCGTCGATTCAGCACCTCGCCCGGTGCCCATCCGACGTTCTGGCGCACGCCAGCGTAGAGCTGGCGTATCTCCTTCTCCCACTTGAAGGACCACCGGACCATGTAGATGCAGGCCGCCTCGGGCGAGCTGACGAACACCGTGCGCGTGTCGCGCGCACCCACCTTCACCGTCACCCGTGAACGTCCATCGTCCAGCGTGGCCGAGCAGGCGATCATGCGCCTATCCAGCATCACCGCGTGCCCGTCAAGGAACGCTTCCAGTTCGAACCCCTGCGGCAGCTTCGGCACTTTCACGGCCGGCACGATACGGCCTGCCAGTCTCACGGGCTGATACATTGGTGAAGCGTTCACTCCGGCCGCATGCCCGAAAAGCTACCGTCGCAGCATGTGTGGTCGATTCGTCCAGAAGCCCGTGTTCAAGGCCGAGCAGCTCGGGTTACCCGATCTGGCACAAGACCTGTTCGAGATCCCGGAGAGCTTCAACCTGGCGCCGACGCAGCGGGCATCGGTGATTCTGGATCGCGGAACCGGCCGGCAAGTGACCCGTCTGAGTTGGGGCCTCCTTCCCTTCTGGGCTAAAGCAAAGAGCCTGCAGGGGTCCACGATCAATGCCCGCATCGAGACCGTGGCAACGAAGCCGGCCTTCCGGTCTGCGTTCAAGAAACGCCGGTGCCTGGTGCCGATGGCCGGGTATTACGAGTGGTCGGTCAGCCCCGAGGACGGGAAGAAGGATCCGTGGTTCATCCATGCGGCCTCGCCGTTGTTCGCCGCCGGCCTGTGGGAGGACGCCTCCCCGCTGCTGCCCGACGGCAACCTCGGCACCTTCACCGTCATCACCGGCGACAGCAGCGGCGTATCGGCCGACATCCACGATCGCATGCCGGTATGGATCCCGCCGGCGCAGGTCGATGACTGGCTGGCAGCCGGCCCGGATGACGCCATGGCCATGCTGCTGGCCAGCGAGCCCCCGTCCATGGAGGCCTACCGCGTCAGCCGCGCGGTGAACACGCCGCGGAACAACGTCGCCGATCTTCTGCAGCCCGTGGCCTGATCCGTCAGGCCTTCGCCTCCAGCGCCGCCACTCGCTCGGCCAATTCATCGTGCTGACGGGCCTGCGCTGCAACAATGAAGCACAGCAGCTCTTCCTTGCGGAACGAGTACCGGTCGCCCGCCTCTACCGCCGGCTCCGCGATCTGGCTGCCCGCCTCCCGCACCAGCTCGCCTGTGTCTGGGTCGAACTCATCATCCCAGCTCTCGATGACCGCTTCCTTCGCATCCCAGCGGTCGTAGCAGAAGCAGGCGTAGTCGAACGGCTCCAGCCCGTTCGCTTCCATGATCGCCATCGCCGCCTGCACCGTTGGGCCGCCGTGGAGCCTGTCGCCGGTCAGCCACTCCCACACGTTCGGAAGCCGTGCGATCTGGGAGAAGGCCGCAACCTCAGCGGATGACATGCTGCGCGGGTCGGTTTTCAGGCGGGCGTCGGATGTGTTGATGGCGGCATTGGCGGCGTATACCTGGGTCCACAAGGCATCCGCTGCGCCGAGCGAATAGGTGTTTGTGGTCAGCGGCTGCCACTGCGCACACCTGCCGAGGTTGAAGATGATCGTGTTTGCTTCGCCCATCCTCATCCAGCTGTAGGTGGATGAGGATAAGTTGGGATTTGAACCTACCGCAAAGTACGGGACCGTAGATAATGCGGCCATTCCGAAATAGATACTTGAGGATGTTCCATTCGTATATGCAATCTCGTACTGGACTGCTGAATTACTGTTGTTCGCCGCATTCTGGCCCGTTCTCCTCAAGCCCAACGTTGCGGCGCTACTCGTTGAAACCTGAGGCTTCTCCGAGAAGGTCTTGAAACCTGAAATTGTTTCATCGCCTGTCTTATGAACCACGGCGGTGTCCAGCGCGGCGCCGATATCCGAAGCAGTAATTGTCGCCCAGCCAGTGGCGTAGTCTGCCCCGCTGGTCTTGCGCAGCACCTGTCCCGTGGTTCCGCCAGCCGCGACGCCGGGGCCAGCCGGGCCTTGTGCGCCATCAGCACCGGCAGGGCCCTGCTCGCCTTGTGGACCTTCCGGCCCCTCCGGCCCTTCGCCACCCACCATCGAGTGCACAACCCCGGCCTCGTCCTTGAACACCGGATCGCCAGCGTCATCGACAAACAACGTCACCTTCCCCGCAGCAGGGGCCGGCACAAGGGACGCAAGGCGCTTCAGGAAAGTCAGCATCAGGAAACCTCCACCAGCGCACCGTCCAGCACGATGCTGGAGCCTGCGCCGAGTTCAATGGGTAGGGTGAAAAGGGCTTGCTGGTTGGCCGGGACGGTGAAGGCCTGACCATCGGGGATGAACGTCGGGACGAACCCGCCAGAGACCGCGACCGACACAACCGGCCGCTGCGGGTCGGTGCTGTCCACCGCTACGCCCGGGCCGGGGATGATCTCCTGCACGGCGCTGTCGGCCAGATCGCCCTGCGCCGCCGTAGCAGCGCCCACGTCTGCCGCATCCAGCACCACGTTCCCGGTCTTGCCGTTCACCGACTGCACCGGTGCCGCTGGCGTCAGCAGCTGCGTCCAGTCGACCATCGTCCCGGACGTGCCGCCGTTGTGGATGTAGTTCCGGTCCAGATCCGTGCGGATCGCTACGTCGCCCTCCTGCGCGTCCAGAGCCAGCTGCGCAGCCTCGCTCGCAACCACGAATACCTCCGTGATCGCCAGCGGCGGCAGGTACTGCGACGGGATCAGCGAATCCGGCCCCAGCGGCGTCAGGCCACCCGGCTGACCCTTCTGCACCGCGATCCGCGCATCGGCCCGCGCATCGGTGAAGTAGAGCCGCATGCCCTCCGGCAGATCGCTGGTCGTGGCCGGCGAGGTGTCCGACACCCTGCCCTTCCCGTCCCGCGTGATCTTCACCAGCGCCGCGCCCGCGCCGCCGTCGGGCAGGTCGGCCAGCCCGAGAGTCAGAACGCCATCAGCGCCCACCGCGCGGGACAGCTCGCCGGCCGCCACCAGCACGGCATCAGCCACCGGGTACCAGCCCTTGCTGCCATCTGGACCGGTGCCGTAGTAGGCGGTGTTACTCGGCGCGTCGCTGTCGTTTTCCAGCGTGATGATGACCACCCCGCCCTGCTGCGGGATTCCATTCACCGCGATGGATCCCTGCCCCAGCATCTGGAACGTGAGCGACTCGCCATCCTCCAGTTCGCCGACACGCTTCGCCAGCTCTTCGTACAACCGCCGCAGATCGTCGCTGGACTGCTGCACCGCCATCCGCAGGAAGTAGTCGGCCCACGGGCGCGTGACCAGTCCAGCACGGTCAACAACCGGCTGATCGTGGCGCGGCTGTTGCGATGGGATAGGCATCAGCTCGCCACCTTGCCGATGGCCCGCCAGCTGATCGGGATCGGCGCCGTCAGGTTGAACTGCGACCCCACGTTATCCAGGTTCAGATCCCACACAACCGTGAACCCGTTGTTCGAAACGCTGGATACGCCAAGGCAACCGAGGAACCCGGCGGCCACCACGCCATTGCCGCGGGCAATCTGCACCTTCACGTCAGGCGCCGCGATGTACGGCGTCGGAAAGTTGATCGTGACGCTGGAGAACTTCGTGCCGCTGGCCGGTATGTTCCCAGTGCCCCACTGGTCCAGCATGTCCTTCACCTTCACGGACGTGTTGGTGGTGGTGATCGGAACATCCGGGATCGTCGGCTGGGGAATCCAGATCAGGTTGGATCCATCCGTGCTCAAGATATAGTCGGTTGACCCGGCCGGATCCGGCGGCTGACGCACCGTGTCCCACAGCAGGTTTGCCCCGTCATTGGTCAGGAACTGACCGGTCTGCAGCGACGGGATGGCTGCCCCGCCGCCTGCACCGTCGTTCACGTCGCGCGTCCACACCGTGGCGCCCAGCGCATCCAGCAGGCGCACCGAGTAGCCGCCGTCGAGCCAGACGTTGACGTTCGCCCGCCCGGAGCTGTCCAGCTGCACCGGGTTGGTGTTCGGGATGGTCAGGTCAGGATCGGACCACGTTCCCTTCGGCGTGGTGGTGCCCAGCTCGTAGAAGGCCAGAGACCCGCCGGCCAGCGGCCGCAGCCCGAGCAGGTCCATGAACACAGGTGCGGGGTTGAAGAATCGGTAGCTCATGGGATCTCCAAACGAGAAAGCCCCCGTCGCGGCGGGGGCCTTGTGGTGGTGGTAGCATCGCCGGACCTACCCACAGGCCCGGCAGATGAGCAAGCAGAAGTACGACCTGTCCAACGTCGGCGGTCAGCCGAAGGATTGGGCCCAGAGGTCCAGAGAATCCGATATAAACGGGGACTGGTGGGAAGACGTAAAAATGACTTCCGGCTGTGCAGTGCTCGTTATCGGGCTCGTCGTCTCAGCGGGGGCTCTGCTCTACGGACTTCTCAAGTTCTCCAGCAAGTTCTAGCAGGTCAGGATCGTTATCCTTTTCACCTTCTGCCATCACCGCGTTGGCAAAACCAGGTATTGCGCCCTTCGGTAGAGCGGTTGCCTGGGAGAGGCGACGAACAACCATAGGGTTCGTCAACCATCGCGCCGTTCGGTTTGCTGCAGCGCCACCGAGCAACAGGGCGCCGGTGGTGGAGAACGATGGATCGAGCATAGACATTGCGAGCGACGCTCCGTACGTCATCGCTGCCGCTCGGTTGGCCGTCCCTGACGGATTGGCGAACACCTGCGAGCCGGTCTTGATGTTGTCCGCCACGCGCGCGATGCGGTCCATGTCGCTGCTGAACTGCGGGCCATGGCGGTCGAACAGCGCCCGCTTCGCCTCGGGGCTGACCTTGTTCCAGTTGGTCAGGAACGTGGCCGCGCTGAACGTCTCGCCGGCCGCGTCCTGAGCGCTGGGATTGGCCATGCCCATGCGCTTGATCACCGCACCGGTGACCGCCTGCTGACCCTCGTTCGGCAGCGACTGCATTACCGCGCGCAGGGTTGTCCCGCCATCGCGAGTGCCGGACATGGCAGCGGCATAGACGCGCTCGGGGCCGCCGTTCTTGTCAATGACGCGCTGCACCTGCTCCAGACGGTCCGCCGCCGCGCGGGTGTAATTGTTCGCCCGCTTCGCCGCGCGCACCGCCTCCGGTCCCTGCGCCTGCGCTGCCGCCTCCATGTCGCGGGACAGGCCTGCGTACAGCTGCTTCAGCTCACGGGTGGGCGTCTCCGGGGTCAGCGAGTAGTCGCTGATCTGCTCGCCGATGTTGGTCCGGATGCGCTTCAGCGCCGCGTATGGGATCTGTCCGTTGCCGGCCGCCAGATCGTCGGCCAGGGTGCGCTGCAGTGCTGCCAGCCTCGGATTCACCAGCGCGCCGGTGGTGGCCGCCGCGCCCTGCATGGGCGTCGTGAGGCGCGTCATGGCCTGCATGGTGTTGTTCAGCGCCACCGGGGTGGTTTCCGGAATGAACCTGTCGGCGTTCCAGTACAGCGCCCGCTTATTGGCGTTGAGGTTGCGCCCGAACAGTTCCACACCCCGCTCCACAGCCCGGCCGGCACGCTCTGCGCTGGCGTTGGGCGTGAAGTTGTCGGCCATCTGCCGCAGGCCCGATCCAATATCGTCAGCCTGCCGTTCTGCGAACCGACCCATGACGCCGGCACTGGTTGGGCCACCGGACAGGACATTCTCCAGCCCCTGCACCAGCCGATTGCCGCTGGCCTGACCCACGGATGGAGTGGCGCCGAGCGCTTCGAAGTCCGCAAGCCGGTTGCGCATCTGCTCGCCGGATCGGCCGCGCACCACGCCGCGCAGGGTTGCACCTGCACCCGCAGCTGCAACGCCCGGGCCCAGTCCACCGACCAGCCCCGCAGCCAGCTGCTGTCCCTGCGTGCCGCCGCTCTCGCGCGTCACCGACGATGCGCCAGCACCACCAGCTGCGGAAGCGGTCTGCAGGCCTGGCTGCGTCATCAGCAGCTCCGCGAACCGGTTGGTTGCCGGTGCCACGTAGCCGGGCGTGCCCGCCGCAGCAGAGCGCCCCAGGTTCGCCAGCGCGTTCAGGCCGCCACCGATACCCAGCGTCAACCCGGTGCCGGTCAGCGCCTCGCCCACGTCTCCCAGCACGCGATCTGCGCCGGTCTGCGCCTTCGGCAAGCCGATGCGGTCTGCCAGCGCGGCAGCGTTGTCGCGGAACGAAGCCACCGGCCGCCCAGTGATGCGCGTTTCCAGCGCCCCGAGCGCATCACCACCGATCGCTCCCAACAGGCCGCCCGCGCCTTGGATAACCGAGCGGGCACCGAATGCCAGATCACGGCCAGCCCCTGCCTGCCATCCATCCGCCTGTCGCCCAGCTGCAGTCGAATCCACCGACGATGAGACGCCGGAGAAATCAGGCGGAAGCGCATTCACCGAAGGCATATCAGTGATCGGCGAGTCATCCCATATCACCGAGGCGGGATCAATCTTGGGCAGCGGCGTACCGTGCTGTGACTGAGGCTCGTCGTCCCACACGATGGTAGAAGGATCAATTGCCATACTCGACGCTCCCGTCGCTGTACTGGATCACGCGCCGGCCATTGCTGGTACCGGTTCGAACGATGGTCCGCTGTGCAGGGCTAGCGGAGGCCACCTGCCCCTGCTGCCCATAGTCCTGTTCGTATGCCTGTCGCACACGCTCCCACGACTGGCGCGCCTCGCGCTGGAACTCAACGATGTTCCGCCGCAGCTGCTCAGGGCTCTGGCTGTTCTCGATGTTGCGGACGACTGACTGTAGGAAGGCCAGTTCACGCTCTGTCACGTTGCCCAGTGCGCCACCGGTGGAGCTGGCCGCTCGCATTGCATTGAGCTCGTCGAAACCAGCAATGGCCTGCAGCGTGCCCAGGTCGCGCCGGAGATCGGCCGCGGGCGTACCATCGACTGCCGACAGCCGGCCACCTACCCAACCAGCCGTGGTCGCACTGATACGCGGCAGGATCGAGGCCACCAGGTCGTCTACCCGGTTCAGGCGTGAGGTAGCCTGATCGAGCGCCAGGCGCGCTTTCGGGGCCGCAGCCTGCCGTTCCGCCTGCCGCTTCGCGCCTTCCACTCCAGCGCTCTGGCGAATCGCCGCATCAGTGCGCATAGCCAGCTCCTGAGGCAGGAAGTCCTGCTGCACGCCCAGCCTCGCCGCTTCCGTTGCGGCTGCCTCGTCTTCCTTCCTGCGACCCACCAACGGCTGACCGCCGCTGCCAGAGCCGCGCGGGCGCTGCACGTGCACATGGTCTCCCTCATCGATGGCCTGATACCCCAGCTGCCGCACGCGCGACAGGAAGGCCGGCTTCTGATTGGCGGGCACCACGTAGTCGGCAGCCGTGCCGGCCAGGTGCTGGCTGTTGGGCTGGCCGCCCACCGCCGCGTTGCGCTCGGCACTGCGGGCGCCGCTGGTCATCGTCACGGCGGGGAACTCTTGCGCCAGCTGGCTGAAATCGCCGAAATGGTTGCCGCCGGCAGTCGGGTTCGGTTCTGACTGCGGCTGCATGTCGGCGCCCAGCGTGGCGTTCGTGTACCGGCCCGTCCTGCGGTCGAAGGTAACCTGCGTCGGCGTGCCATTCACGTCGATGGTCAGGGTCTGCTGGTTCGCGCCCGGGTCGCTGCGGCCCAGTATCTGCGTGGACCCATCACGCATGATCGCCACGCGCTGCCCCTGATCGTCCACGTAGGTGGATTGCACGCCAGATGCGCCAGTCCCCATGCCGCCATACGCCTGATTGAGCGCCTGTGCGTTCTGCATGATGGTCGGAGCCGTCTGTTCATTCCATTCCGGAGCCTCGATGCCTTGTGCGCGCAGAGCCGGCATGATCTGGCTGTTGTAGATACCCGCTCGCGTGTCCTCACTGGCGCCGATCAGGTACTTGGCAGCGTTGCCGAGCAGCTTGAACTGGCGGTCCTGATTAACCTCGAACTGCTTCTGCTGGGCCTGCGCCGATGCAGGGTCGATCACCGCCATGCTGGTGAGCAGGGACTGCTGCTGCGCCGGCGAGTTCGCGCCGTAGGACTGGCTGGCCAGCTGTGCCAGTTGGTTCTGCCTGCCGCGCTCGCGGCCAATTTCGCCCTGCTGCTGCACGTAGGCCAGCGACTGCAGAGGGCTGAACTGCTGATATGCCTGCGCCATTACCAAGTCCCCCTGAAGTTCGTCAGCGATCCCAAGTTGTTGCCGAAGCTGCCGATTGCCCCCGGGTTGAATGAGGACTGCCTGCCTGCGGCGTTCTGCTGCACATAGCCGTTGGCCAGCCCGGCCAGGCCCGTCAGCGCCTGCGACCAGTTGTTGCCCTGCGTCAGCGCCGCGGAGCCCTGCGCGTACGCGGCGTTGTTCGCGTTCTGGCCGTAGGCGTTGGCATACCCCTGCCCGGCCCCTGCGATCTGCCCTGCGGCGTTCTGGCCCATGCCTGCCAGCTGCATCAGCGAGTTTCGGTAGTTGCCCAGGTTCTGCGACGCCAGACCCTGCGCGAAGCTGATCAGGTCCGCCTGCTGTCCACCGGAATACAGCGCCCCGCGAGCAGCCGCAGACCGGTCCAGCCCCTGCATGCCCTGCTGCAGGGCAAACTGGTAGTCGGGGCTGTTCTGGAAGGCGGAGTAGTCGCCGTTTGCCAGCGCGTTCAGGCCGCCCAAGGCGTTCGTTCCGGCCTGCTGGTACGGCGCAAGGTCGGCGCGTGCGTTCTCGTACATCTGCGACTGCAGGGCGTTTGCCTGCTGGGATGCGCGGTTCTGTGCGCTGGCCGCCTTTCCTGCGGCCCTGTTCTGCATCGCGGCCGATCCGATTGCTGCCGCGCCAGTAACTGCTGCTGCGGTAACTGCTGCCATGTCAAAGGTCCTTCGTGTAGGAGATTTCGGAGCGTGAGTAACCCATGCGCTCATACAGGGCTGCGGCCTGCGGCGGGCTGTTTGGCATGTGGACCATCTGCACGCGGTCGCAGCCGGCATCACGTAGCGGCTGTTCGATGGCATTGAGCAGCGAGGTGGCGATATGCCCGCCGCGCATCGACGGATCGACCCACCACACCACCTCGCAGCCGAAGCTGACGTTGCGGTTGAACAGGAACGGGCAGATGAAGATGCCGACCATGCCCACCAGGTTCCCGACATGCTCTGCGACGAAGAACACATGGCTCCCGATCAGCGTGGTCGCTAGATCCGCAACGGTCGCTTCGTCCATCGCGCACCAGTCGGCGTAATGCGTGCTCGGATAAAAAGCAGCGGACATGCGGACGATCTCCGGCACGTCGGCCAGAGTTGCTTTGCGTATGGTGGTCATCAGGCCCTCGGGCTGAAGAATGCGACGGCCACAAGCCGCCCGGATTGGTCATCTGTGCCGAAGGCCGCAAAGGGCCACCGGCTGTGGAACAGCGCGGATTCGTAAATCACCATCCGCCCAAGCTTCATTTCAGCCAGCCCGACCTGCTCCCAGCGGTCAGCGGCGTTCCAGTCGTGACGGACCTGCTCGAACAGATCCATGTCGCCCGGGTCAATGCGGTGTGCACCGCTGGCCTTATGCCGCCAGAAGGCCGTGCCGCCCTCGCCTTCCGACAGATACAACACCGCCGCATGCGTGCCCCACCCCATATCGGAATGGATCGCAGCGTTGGGCATCTCCCCGCCGTAGTTCAGGCGGTAGCCCATGCCGAGCATCTCCACCGGGCCCATCACTGCCTCGATGGCCGCACGCAGCCCAGGTACGTCTGTGAGGCTCACGCGCCTATAGACCTCGCCATCCGGACCCGGCCAGTCCACGAACGGCGCACACAGAGCCTCAGCCCGGAGCGCTGCCGCATCCGGGATCGCGTTATCGACGATGCGCATCACCCGTCCGTCCGCTCCACGGTCAGCACAGCACCCAGCAGGTCGTGCTTGCGCGGCGAGGAAACGCGGATCTTGAACACCCACTGCCGGCCACGGCCGAGGCGATTCATCTTCAACCGCTTCTGGTATTCGCCCACCGCGCCAAGGTCCATCTCGCGCCAGTTGCTCCAGTTTCGGCCGCCGTCTTTGCTGTAGCAGACGAGGCAGGTGTGGTCCATATCGTCCATCTCAGATCGTCCACCTGATTGCGTTTCCGGGCTCGGTCGTCATTCCAATCGGCTGATCGGGCGCAACCTCCACATTCACTCCGTTGCAGCGATACAGGGTGAAAGATGGGTACGCAGCACTGCCGCCCGATTTGGATATCGCCAGATAGCCGCTTGAGAAATCTGAGTCAATGACAGGGAACGGTACGAAAGCCATTGATTGAACGACACCGCCGAAAACGCCATTGGAAAAGGCGTACGCCGCAATCGGGGTTGTCCCCATGTTGTTTGCAACGACGTACACGATGTTGCCGTCCTCGCTGAAATGCGCCCCGTAAGCTGAGTTGGGCGTCCCAGCGGCAGTCGATCGATACGTCAGGGCAGTGTCGGACACCTCCCAGGCAGTCATCGCAGCGCCTCGGGTGACAAGATATTTGCTGTCCGGAGACCATCCAAACCCGCTGGGTGGCGCTGGCACTCGTGTCTGAGAAGGACGGAAATATCCCTGTAACTGCGAAGTTTCAACATCCAACTTGTACACTCGAAGTCCGTACTCCGGCGAGCCGGTGTTTTGACTGACGGCAATGTACTTCCCGTTAGGACTGAACTTTATCCTGGAAACATTCGAGTTAATTGGGTCCTGGGATTTCTTCGTCCAAATTCCGTTCTCGAATCGGAAGATCACGAGGTTTGTGGTGCCGCTGATGGAATAGACAGCCGCCAGATGCAGTCCATCCCTACTGAAATCGCATGCTCGAACCTGCGTGGTGAAGGTTTCCGATATGTTCGTTGATACTGCATAAGACTGGAGCGCCGGCTGCATCTGATAGAGCGTTGCCAGTGAGCCAGTCGCCCCTACGAAAGCGTAAGCGCCATTGGGTGACACGGCGAAAGCGCCAGGCAAAGGAAGATCAGGAGAAACAGCCGAGAACGCCCGAAGATCGGTGTAATCACCGAAGTACGCGCGTGCTGGCGTCACTGCCCCGATCTGACTGGTCTCGATAGTTATGGTGTAAGCCGACTCCGTCCACTTCCCGCTACTGTCGAAAACCCGAACGGTGAACCTGAAAGTACCTCCCAGCGCTGGCACCCCGGTGATCGAGCCATCCTGCTGAAGGACAAGACCCACGGGCATCTGGCCAGAAGCCACCGTGAACGAATAGGGGGCAACCCCTCCGGACACGCCGAAGGAAAACGGCGGGTACGGCAGGCCAAACAGAATGCTCGGTGGGTTGCCGGTAAGCGTCAACGATCCGGGGAATGGCTCCGCCATCGTGGTGGGCAGCTGCCCGGTGTCGAAAACCAGTTCGGCATGGGGCACTGAGATCGCGCTCTGGTCATCGTGCAGCACGGGGGATACCCGCTCGCTGATGATTGGATCAGCGCCTTCAAGGTGATAATCCCAGTCCAGCAGCCAGATGCGGCCATTCTGGAAGTCGCCGCCGTACCACTTGCCGCCCCACTTGACCGTGTGGCTGAGACGCCAGCGCTCCATCCCGAAGGATTCGCGGCGATGCCACAATCCGGTGATCACGTCGTAGCCGAACGTCTTGCCGTCCGGGAAGGATAGGTAATACACCTTGTGGCCTCGATCCTCCCACGTGAAGGCGAAGGCCTGCGCCAGGTTGTACCCCGCAATGGCCTGTTCGAGCGCGCGGGTGGACACCGGGACCTGCTGATAGCCGTTGAGACGGTAGACGATGCCGTCATCGCCCAGCCAGAACAGCGTGTTGTCCAGCTTGGCGATGGTGTCGCGCGATGCACAGCCACGATCAATGCCGGTATTACGGTTCTGGAAGGTGCCCTGCGCCTGCCCGGTGTTCATGAAGAACTCGGTGGTGCGCTCGCCGAACACGACCACTTCCTGCCGGCTGACGGCCAGACCCACGATCTTGTCGGGCGATGATTCGGCCTCGTAGCGGTCCAGCGTGTTGTAGTCGGTCGCGCTCGCCAGATCGGAGTGGAACCAGAACCTGCCGAAGGGCTCCACGCCCAACAGGAAGGAATCGAGGTAGTCGGACGAAACCGAGCCGGGATATCCGGTGTCGGTGATGCGCCCGAAGGTGCGATCCACCGTGTTGTAGACGTAGCCGCCACCGGCCTGGCCGTTTTCCACCAGCAGCTGGTAGCCGGTCTGGAACTGGTTGTGGGTCATCGAAACGCGGCCAACGCCGGGAATCGTCCCGATAGGGTCAACACTCTTGTTGGCGTTGATCCGGCACAGCGTTTGCCCGGAGACGACGTATCGAGCGCCCTCCAAGTCGTGCATTCCGCGAAGTGGACCGGTGCCGGCGATCTGATAGGCGCGCAGGCCAGGCGGCGTGCGCAGCATCGACACCGTGCGCGTGCCGGCGACCTCTGCCATCACCGGGAGCCAGTTCACCGTGTCCTGACACGCCCACGGCAGGCTGTCGCTGGTGTAGAAGCCACCGATGAGATCGACAGGCGAGGCGCGCATCAGCAGCCCTCGTCGTAGCTGTCAGTGCGGATGTTGTAGCGGCCGCACCCGGGCAGACGCTGACGAAGCACCAGCGGGTTTGCCGACAGCACGTCACGCCGCAGCTCGGCCAGCCCGTCGGTCGCCATCTGCACAACATCCGGCTCCAGCGACACGCCGTACTCAGCGCGCAGGACCAGCGCCAGGTTGAAGGCAATGGCCTGCTCAGCCTCCGCAGGAGCCGGCAGTGGGTCGGCAGGGTTCTGCACGTCCTGCCATCCCAGCGCCATGCCGTTGGCCTCCCAGCGCCGCACCATGGCGTTCAGCGCCATTCGGGCCGTCTCGAAATCCTCGGCCTCGGGCGCTTCGTTCGCGTCCACGACACGCAGCAGCCGGAGCGCCCGGGCCACGATGTTTGCCGCAGTTGTCATCGGATGCTCCAAAAAAGAAGGGGCGCCCACGACGGACGCCCCTGTTCCACTGACGGTGGATCGCTTACTTCTTCGCCGGCGTCTTCGGCTCGTCGGCCTTCTTCGCCGCAGCGTCGGCCTTGGCCTGCTCGGCTTCGGCCTTCTTCTGCTTCTCGGCTTCTTCCTTGGCGTCAGCCTCGGCCGTCTGCTTTGCGATATCGGCCGCAATGTCCTGACCCGGCAGATCGCGCTCGGCGTTCCATTCCTCGCCGTTGGCCTTCATCCCTTCCGGCTCCTTCCAGCCTTCGGCCTTCCGGTCGTCCACATCGTCGGCGTGGACCAGCTCGATGCGGTCCTCGTCGGGATGCTTCAGGTACAGGGCGTGCTTCTTCTCGGTTGCCATGCTCGTCCCTCCTTACGGGATCTGGCGGGCGAGGCCCAGCGCGACCAGCACGGCGCCCGCCGTGCCAGCGGCCGAGTTCGCGGCGGTGATGGTGGGCTGGGCAATCGGCGTGGTGCCGTAGAACCCGACCTTCTCGGTGTTGTCCTTGCCCAGCACCGCGCCATCGGCGGTACCAGGTGCTGCAGCCCAAAGGGCGTTCTGCGAATCGACGGCAAGCTGTGCCATGTTGGTTTCTCCTTAGATGCCGGTGACGGTGGCGGGGATGCGGACGGCCAGCTCCGGACGCAGGATGCCGCCACCCCACACCAGATCGAAGCGGGAGATCCACATGTCGTTGACGATGTCGAAGCCCTGGGTAAAGCGCAGGGTGATGCCCTGGTGGGTGGCCTGCGCCGAATCGACGCCGTGGTTGGCCGGCGGGGTGGGCAGGTCAGCGGTCACGAAGTAGAACGCGTCCTTGGAGAAGGCCAGGTTCTGCACGTAGTTGGTGCCCGCGACACCGGCGATGGTGATGGCCGCGTTGTCGGCCGGAGCGTTGCTGACGTTCTGCTCCGAGCCAGCCGGGATGATCTCCGGGGTGATCTGCAGGGCGGTGGCGCCGGACGCCGAAGCCACGGTCACGGTGAACTTCTTCAGCTGGCCGGCCAGCACCTTCTTCGTCTGCGGGTGCACATCGAACACGCCCGCGATGGTGAAGGTGTCGCCCGGGTTCACGGTGCCGGTGCCGGTGTCCACGACCAGCGTGCTGCCCGACTGACCGCCGCCGTTGACCAGGTAGCCGGCGCCGCTGCCGCGCGTGGTGGTGGCGGTCAGGTTGGACGAGAACCAGTCGAAGCCCAGCGTGTTGCTGGCCATCTCGCCTTCGCGGTACTGCCTGCCCACCTTGTCCTGCGCGTTGTAGAGCCCCTTCAGCGAATCGACAATGTCGATCTGCGAGAAGGTATTGATCAGCAGGTTGCGGTCGGTGCTGGGTGCCAGCTGGCTGTCCAGGTAGGCCTTGGCTGCCAGCGCGGTGCGGGCATCATCGAACGCGCCATAGTCGCCCACGGCACCCGGTACCAGCGGGGTGACCTTGTTGATGAAGTCGGCTTCGACGTTCGCCAGCATGTCGCCGATCTTCGGGTCGATGAACTGGCGCTGGTAGTCATCGATCTGCAGGGCCAGCTCGGCCGAGGTCGCGCCGGTATCCACGCCGTAGTACTGATCGACCTTCACCGGAATGGTCTTGTCGATCTGCGGCTGGATATCCATGATGCGGCCGCGGCGGATCAGCGCCCGCTGCGGCACACGCACGGACACCTGATCGCCGACCTTCGCGCCACCGCGATAGCCGAACTGGGTGTCGTACTGCCGGTTGACCATGCCGAGCACCTTGACCCGTTCGGTCAGGACTGCGAGCGCTCGCTTGACGATGATGTTGCTGGTGAGAAGCTGATTGCCAGCCATGTGAGATTCCTCTGGTTATCGGTTGCGTTGAGCCCGAACGGCTTCGAGGTGATCGGCGACTTCCATGGACGCAAGGTCTTTGCGCACCACCGAGCCACCACTCACGGTCGAAACCGGGGGCGGTGCTTTCGTGACGGACTTGGGCGGACTGGGTGGAGGCGTGGTCGGCTTCGCGGACAACGACGCTTCGATGCGGCCCAGTGCAGCGGCAGCGGCATACGGCGTCATGCGCGAGATTTCGTCAGCGCGGTCGAGGTTCTCGGCGAGGTAGACCGCGATCTGCGGGCCTACGTCGCTGGTGGCGATCACTTCCATCATGGGAGGCGTGACATTGATGGGCGCCTGCACGGCGGCCTCCCACTTGCCCGGGTTGGCTGCCTGGTAATCCGACAGCCGGCCCTGAAACTGCTGGGCGATCTCCTGTTCCTGACTCTGCTTCTGCCGCTCCTGCTCCTGCGATTCCCGCTCGGCCAGCTTCTGCGACACCCGCCAGTCAGCGAGGGCCTCCAGATACTTGTCCTGATCGAAATCGTGGTCAGCGAGGGTCGGCCGCTGGTTCTGTGCGTCGGGCTTCGGCGATGCCGGCTTGCCTGCACTGGACTGGCGCTGCTGCTCCAGCTCCTGTGCACGGCGTTCGGCTGCCTCTGCCCGTCGGATGGCCTCGTACTTCTCCCTGGTCAGCTCATTGATGCGCTTCCCAACACCCTTGTTCTGGCGTTGCGCGGGTGCACCATTCCCGTCCGAAGCTGCCGAATCTTCGGAATCTTCCGTGGCGTCGGCCTGCTGGCCATCGTCATCGGTTGCGGCGGCGTTGCCCTGCTCGTCGGCAGGTGTATCAGTGGCTTGCTGCTCTGCGGTCTGCTGCGCTTCCTCCTTCGCCGGTGCGGGGTCGGGGTTGGCTGCGTCAACGGCCGCAATGGCGGCTTTCAGGCTCTCGTTCATAGCGATCTCAGATCGGGTTGCCCGGAATGCCGTCCGGTGCGGGTGGGCTCATGCCCGGAGCGCCGCCCATAAAAAAACCGCCCGAAGGCGGTTGGTCTGGTGTGGCGGGTTCTGGCTGGGGAGGCGGTGGCATCCCCAGCAGAAGGTTGGCGGCCTGTACCTGCTGCTGCAGGCCGATGTTTTCCAGTTGCTGGCCCTGCGCCTGCGCGCCGTACAGCGCTGCCTGAGCTGCGCCCTTCTCGGCGTCGGCCACGTCCTTGGGGTTGGGCTGCGGCGGCGGTGGCGGCTCGTCGCCCTCGCCCGGAGGAAGCAGGCCCTGATTGACCAGCAGCTTGCGGTAGGCGTCCAGCACCTCCTGCATGCCGGGCGTGTCCATGGCCTTCAACGCGCCGTACCGGGCCAGCATCGCGTCCGGGCCATTGCCCTGCGCCAGCTGCATCATTGCCTCCAGCGTCTCCATGCGCTGCGTGGTGTAGCTCGGGCCGGTGCTGATGGTCACGTCGTACTTGCCCTGCCGCAGGTCGTTGACCGTCTGCCACGACTGGCTGGCCTCATCCCACACCGGCTTGTTGATCGCCAGAAACTCTTCCGATCCGTCCTCGCCAAGGATGCGGATCTGCCGCTCGCTGTCGTAGATGTGCGGGATCAGGTCGTTGACGATGATGCCGGTGAACAGGATCGCGCGGCTGATGTTGTCCTGATAGTCGAAGTTGGCAACGTCGCCCTCGCGCTGACGGGCGATGATGGCCCTGCCGCTGGTCTCATTGCTGCGCGCGCCAAGGCTGGGGTCGAAGATTCCGGTGGTGGACTTCAGGTCATCCGAGGACAGCTGCAGGGCGGCCATGTAGCCCGGCGAGAGCTGCGGTGGCGGCTCGCGCATGGGCCGAATGCCAGGCGCGGTTGGGTCCGGGTTGTACGGCAGGCCGGGGGCGTTATCGACCGCCAGATCGCGCCATTCCCGTTCGAAGCCCTCGATCTGCTTCGGCGTGTACATGTACGGCGACTTCGGCTGGTTCGCGATCACCTCGGCGAAGTTGGACCGCTCGAAGTTGTAGAGCACCTGGGCATCGCGCGCCATGCGACCCATGCCATACCACTGGTCGCGGCCATCGACGTGGACGATATCGCCCCAAACCGGAACCAGCGGGATGTACTGGCCAGGCCAATCGAACGGACCCTCCAGCGTTTCCTCCCCGCTGACGATCTCCATGGTGATCTTGTGGCCGTCTACCGTCCGACGCTGCTCCACGGTGATTGGCTCGCCCATCGGTTGGCCCATGGGATCCAGCTGCCCCTGCGCCGCGGCTTCCTCGTCGAAGTCCTCGGCATCCACCACGCGCCCATCGGACAGCAGCAGGATCTCCTTCTTCACCGGCACCTTCTGCCAGTACTCGGCAAACCGGATCTCCTTGTCCCGGTACCAGTCGCGGCAATCGCTGGTCAGCGCCGAATCAAACGAGGTGATCTCAGCCTTCGGCCAGCGCCGGCGGAACTCTGCGCGCGGCACTGAGTCCTCCACGAAGGCGAACCGGGCATCCGATCGGTCCAGCTTTGTTGCTGACGGGTCGAAGCGCACCGAGAACGGGTTGTGCACCCGCTCGATGCGGATCTCCTGGTCGAACGTGTCGTCGTCGGTGTACCCCGTCGTGACGCGCCACACGCCGTATCCTGCGCTCACCGCGTACAGGCCGGCCCAGTCGTAGGCCTCATCAGCGCGTGACTGCGCCTCGATGTTGCGGATCAGGCCCTGCCGGATCTCGGCCAACTTCACATCGCCGTCTTCGGTCGCCCGAATCTTGATCGACGGCGTGTTCATGCGCATGTCGTTGATGACCTGCTTCACCGCCTGCCGCAGCTTGTTGAACTCGTACTTCGGGCGATTGCCGCGCAGCCGGCCGAAGTTGTTGTCCCACTGGTGCCCGGCCACCCATATGAACTTGAAGTCGTCCACCGCCTGGGAGCGCAGGCTGGACTCGGCCGACTCGCAGTCAGCGAACCGCGCGCGCATCTCCGCATACTTGCCCTCTGCGGTCTTCGGAGCTTTCAGTTCGTCGTCCCGCATTACCAGCTGCTCCTGAAGTTGATGGCCTTGGCCTTCGTGCCGGCCCCATTGGCCTCGTAGTCCACAGCCATCAGGCCGAAGGCGTCAGCGCCATGGCTGGCCCAGTCGTGGTTGGGGCCGAGGCCGATGTTTCGCTTCTCGTCCTGCTTTTCGTGGTACCAGCCCAGCGCCTCGCGACCAGGCTCGGTGGTGTCGGCGTTGAACCAGATGCTGGGGAACAGCCTGCGCACAGCCTCAACACGCGTCATCGCCGCGCCGGCGCCCATGTTGGGGATGACCCGCACATCGAAGCCGGCATCGCGCAGGGCGCTCTCGTAGCTCACTGCGTACACCTTGTCGTGGGTAGCGCCGTCGTGCGGCAGGACGCACATACAGCCTTCCCGGCCGGTGCGACGCAGCCAGTCCACGTGCGTTGCCAGCGGCTGCCCGACTGCCTCGTAGTAATCCAGCACGCGCACCTCTCGGCCCACGAACTGCACGACCCAGATGGCGCATGCGTCTGCCTTGGCGCCGGTTCCGCCGATGTCCCAGTAGGCACGCGTGGTCATCAGCGGGTCCAGCGCCAGCCTGCCGATGCGCCCCTCATCCTTTGCCGCTACCAGCGCCTTGGAGAAGTACGCACCGCTGACGGCGGTCTTGAACCCACCCTCCCACACGTGCTCATAGCTGTCCGGGCGCTTGTCCAGATCATCCAGCCGCTTCCGGTTCAGCGCGTCGGGGAAGAACGGGTTGTCGCGCCAGTTCAGCTCCACGATCTTGCTGCGTCCCGGTGCGTCTTCCCTGAAGCGCTTGTGCGTGGCGCTGGTCCGCCGCTCGGGGTTCCACGTGACCCACACCTCGGACCCTTCCTCGCGCACGGTGGGCAGCGCCTTCTCCCACGCCGTCTCACTGACGTTCTCGGCCTCATCCACCCACAGCAGCAGGATGCGAGCCTTGGACTTGATGCTGTCCAGGTTGCGCCGCAGGCCGATGAACGCGAACTCCACCCGGCGATCCACCGTGCGGATGTATTCCTCGCCCATGTCGAAGTGCGGAGCCAGCCACGGCTGCGACTGGATCGCCGCCTTGATCTCGGCCATGGATGAATCGGCCAGGCTGTTCATGAACTCGCGGCCGCCAACAACCACGCCGGCGCGGCCTTCCTGCGCCCACATGTGAGCCCGGACAGCTGCCATCAGCGCAAAGCTGCGCGTTTTTGCCGAGCCACGACCGCCGTAGGCGCCGCGGTAGTCCGCTTCGCCGGTGAATACCGGGATCAGCTTCGGAGGCAGCTCAATCTGGACGGTTGTCATCGCCAACCTGCGATACGGCCGCGACCAGTTCGATGCGCGTGGCCGTCTTGATCTCGCCACCGTTGGCGCCAGTGAGCTCTACGCCCTTGCGCTCCTGGTAGTCCTCGGGGAAGCGAGCGGCCATCGAGCGCGACCAGACCGCCGCGTTGAACCGGTCAGCCGTCATGCCTTGCTGGCCCTGCGTCTCCCACCAATCCTGAGCCCACTGCCTCGCGAGCGTGAAGGCGTCAGAAAAGGCTGAATGCACCGATGCCCATTCATACAGTGACTGCCGCGAGACGCCGATGGCGCATGCCATCTGAACGACCGACTTTCCTTGCTTGCCGAGCTCTATGACCAGATCGCAGTACTCGGGTCGGTAATCGGTTGGCCTGCCTGTCACGTCACACACTCACTTCCAGGCGACTCGGACCGTTGGTCCAGCCCGGGTTGTTGAAGTAGGGAGCCGCCATCACGCGGATGACGTGCCATGCGGAGTAGATCTCGCCGTTGTCCAGCGTCACGTCCACGCGGATGCGCGACTCGCCGGTGTACTGGGCGTTGATGGCGACCTGAACCTGCCGGCCGTGGATGACCGGCCCATCCATCCGGGCCTGCATGGTGTCCGGCGTCTGCCACACGGCCTTCACGATTGACCGCCCCGGCGGGATGGCGCCGTTGAAGTCCGTGACCATACACCGGCGCTCACTGGCGTACAGGCTGCTGCGGAACACGCGGTCCCGCTGGTAGGCGGAGACGATGTTGCGGGTTGCCCTGCCAAGTTCCTCGCAGGTGGCCGGACCGGTGTCGACCTCGACCAGAACCCTGTATGAATCGTTCGGATAGTCGGACTGATCGCCCGGCGCGTAAACAATCACTGCTGCTGGTGCCGGCGATACCACCGGGTTCGGGCTCCACTGGTCCGGGCCACCCTCGTTGTCCACGATCTCGCCGTTGAACATGAGCATGCCTGACTGGCCGTGCCCATTCGAATTGAACTCCAGGAAGGTCACGCGCACCGGCAGCGCCTTGGCGAGTTGGATCGCCCACGACTGGTCATCGGGCGTGTCCAGCCTCACCCCGGTGATGACGCTTCCTGCCATCGTTACACCCTCCGGAAGCTCGGCCGTGAATCCTACGCCTGCGTCGGCTATGGCCCTCCACTGCATCTCAGGCTCCCCGGTCCGCAGCGATCACGGCCTGACACGCGCGGAGCTGGTCGTCGGCGTCTCGGCCGATTCGAACAATTTCCCCCGCAAGCTGCTCTCGGCGCTCGGTGGCCGCATCACGTTCGACGGCGGAGGCGGCAGCGTCGGACAGGCGCTGGGTCTCACAGCCGGCCCACTCCTGCCGCAGGCGGAGATTGCCAGCGCGCAGGTCAGCAGCAACAGCAGCAGGGACGGCCTCGGCCGCAGTCCGGTCTTCTTCATGCTTCGCTCCAATGTCAGCCATCTGCAGAGCCTGGCTCTGCTCGGTGGCACGGGTGTCGTTAACCTGCTGCACGGCGGCGGTGGCGGTGGCGGTCTGCTGCCGGGCGTCTGCCGCTTCGGCCCGGTCACCGCGCCACGCCCAGCCGGCGCCGAACATGAAGGCCGACCACAGCAGCGCGGCGATCATCGCGATGACAATGCGGTTCATGACATGCCTCCCGGGTGTCGCGTGCTGATGTTGAAGAAGAAGCCCACGACGCCACCCAGTGCGGTGTTCAGTCCGCCCAGCAGCAGCGCGAAGGCGTCGCGGTTCCCCTCGGGGATCTGGTTCAGGGCCAGGCTGGTCATGGCCACGCCGTACATCACCAGGATGATCACAGCGATTCCCACGCGCCCGGCGCCGAGATTTCGCGTTGCCCAAGTCATGCCGCACCTGCTAGAGCGTGGATTTCTTCCAGCGCCCAGTGGTAGAGGGGCTGGTCGATGATGGTCACGCGGGTGAGGCGCTTACCGCGCACCTCCTTCACCGCCACCTGGGTGGACTGCTGGACCGCCAGCAGCACGAAGGCGATGCGCTGTTTGGTGGGGTCAGGCTCCTGCAGGACGGCCAGCGCGTCGCTGACCATCTCGCGGATAGCTCCCAGCATCTCCGCTGTTGGGCGCTTGCTGCGGTTGTCCAGCACCATCAGCACACCCTGGAGGTGGCTGGCCGGCGAGAGCGATGCCTTGGCCTTCGATGCAGGCATCAGGGCTTCGCGACCACTTCTGCGGTGGAATCCACCGTGGCAGTAACCCCGCTGAAGTCCGGGCGCTGATCTTTCTGTGCCGCCTGCAACGCCTGTTTGTACACCTGCAGCAGAGCGGTCAGCTTGTGCTCGTACTGCCCGTACCCCGCGCCGGGCAGGCTTGCCCAGATGTTGCTCACCGCCGCGATGGCCTCCGCGATCTTGCCTTCCTTGATCAGCGGCAAGGCGCGGCGCTCACGAATCTGTTGCAGCGCGATCAAGTCCTGGCTGAGTGGGCTGAAATCCTTCAGGCCCAAGGACTTGCTGTAGGCGTCGAAGTACCGGCGCAGCAGCTGGTACCGGCCGGCCGCCGTGGACTGGATCTTCAGCTTCGGCAGATCCACCAGCACGCGCGGATGGTCGGCGTAGCTGGCGAACAGGCCTCCGCCCACGATCACGTCATACCCGCGATCCCGCGTCGGCTGCTTCCCGTTGTCCGTACCTTCCGACCACGCCAGCATGTCCAGGAACGCCACCACGTTCACACCGCCAGCTTGTTGGGGAGTGATCTGCGCCATGGTTATTCCTGCAATAGGTGCCCGCCCCGCGCCCGGCTGGTCGCGAAGTGATGTGGTTGGTCCGGTTGGCTGCGGGCGTGAAATGTCCCGGAAACGCAGAAGCCCCGACGCATGGCCGGGGCTCCAGAGGGAATTCTTGACGAATGCCAGAATCTTGAAGATTGTTGCCGCCTCTGTCAAGCGGCCTTCTGGTGGGCTCCATCCAGCCACGTCAGAGCAGCCGCCAGCTCGTGCCGATATTGACGAGGCGTCAACGCATCCCTTCCCGAGTCGCCTTGGGGCGGTGGCGAAATCCCCATCCGCCTCGCCATCTCTTCGACAAACAAATCACAGGCCATCTTTGCCTTAATGCGCTGACTCGCCGAGACGGTGTATTCGGTGCGAACGATAATTGCGCGGAGCAAGTACTGACGCGCCAGCGACGACAGCGCCCGGTCTATCCATCGCAGCTCATCAGGTATTCCCATATCCACCGGGATTTCCTCATTGTCCTGGGGGTGTCCAGCATCGTTCGTGGAGCGGATTGGATCCACTGCCCATGTGGGCAGAATAGAGAGCCCCATAACCCCAGTTCGAGCAGCCATCATCTTGCGCCGGTCAGTTCCATCTCGGCCCACCAAGTCCCGCAGGGCATTCTCACGTGTGCCAGGCGCCATATCCCGGGCTTTCTCCAGCGCATGCGTGCTGCGGTCGGCGCGAGTCAGCGCGTATCGGTTGGCCTGTGCAACACCCCACAGCCTCAGCTGTTGGACCAAATAGCTCTCATTGCGCATCGCGCAGTTCCTCCAGTACCGAATCGTCCAGACGGAAGGCAGGCAGCTTCCCGTCGATCTTGCAGTCGCCCCGGCGCTCTGGCTGCCGCTGGCAGTGGTAGATGCCTGCGGTGACCTCCCGCAGCTGGCATGCCGAGCACAGGCCGTGGCGGAACAGCCGGGCGCGGTAGCGCTTCCACATCAGGGTGTCGACCAGGCTCATACAGTGCCCTCGCCGTGCTCAGCGGTACCCAGCTGCGTCGTCTCGTGCCACAGGGCGATCAGCAGGGCGTCGGCGCGGCCGTTGTCCTTCTTCCGCGTCAGTACGCCGGCGGCGGATGGGAAGCGGGTTATCGCCAGCAGGCGGGCGGCGTCCTTGTCCTGCTTCAACAGGCCGAAGCGGCGCTTCCACACGGCGGGCACGACACGGGTGGTTGGGATTCCCAGCACCTCGAAGACGGCCTGAAGCTTCCCGGTCGTCTGTCCGAACCGGAATGCGCTGGTGCCGCCGTCGTTGGGACGAGCCCCCACCTTCTCGATGCAGGCCGAGACGTAGGCGCTTGGGTACGCGGCGCGCTGCTCGCGGATGAACAACACCACGGCGCGGGCATCGATCTCGCCCCACCCGTCCACGTCGGTGGTGGGCATATCCAGCACCGGGCCTGCCACGCCGTCGATGAGCGTGGCCACTGCTCCGGACAGCCCTGGGTCGGTGCCGAAGGTCAGGCGGCAAGCCATGGCCGGATCTCCTTCGCGTGCTGCTCCAGCAGCGTGTTCTGCAGGTCCAGCAGGTAATCGTCGCTGCCAATCTCTTGGCGGAAGCGGCGCGGCTGACGAGCGTAGGACGGGCCGTACCTATCCGCGCACTCGGAGTGGCTGAATCCGCCCATCGGCTCGCCGACGTGGTGCCACGGGCACAGGCCGATGGTGAAGGCGTGGCCTCGGCGCTTCTGGCCGTGCTTTCCGCCCACGAGCAGGTGATGCACCTGACAGGGCATGAAGCCGTGGCCGAGAGCGCCGCAGACGATGCAGCCGATATCCTTGATGGCGTCCATCCGCTGCTGCTGCGCGATGGTTGGGGTGCTGGTGGACCTGCCGCACTTCATGCGATCACCCCCATCACCTTGGCCTTGGACCACTCCAGCAGGCCAACCAACGTCGCAGCATCAGTCGCGCGTCCGTAGCAGCGGTAGTCCAGCGCCCCGGGCGTGTCGATGACAATGCAGACACGGTCCACCTGCCCGAAATCGCCTTCCTCCAACATGTCGGCCATCTGCCTGATACGGTGGGCCAGGGTCTCCCTATCCACGCAGAGCGCATTATTCGGCAGTATCTCGACCACGCGGCTCACGATTCAGCCTCCGATGCTGCTGATCTGATGGCTTCGTCAATGGCGAAATCCATATCCCAACCCTTGCACTCGAAGCAGAAATTTGCGTGCGAAGGTTCTTCGGTATGCGAATCCTCCCAGCACTGCAGATAGTTCTCCCGCAAGTGCCGATATCGTTCCGCCTCGCGATTCGTCTCCACCGGAACCAGCACGTAGCCCATCGCGGCAGCACGCAACTTTGCAACGGCCTTGGCGATGTTCTTCTGGCCGACAGGTGGCAGGAATGGAACACACGTCTCGAACGTGCAGGCCAGCTCCAGCAGGCTCTGATCGGAGCCCTCGGGCGGCGTGAGGGAGGCGCCATCCTCATTGGCAGGAGCGGAAGAAAGCAACTCCACGATTTCGCGGGATAGCTCCAACGGCTCATTGCTGCCATCGTCGACGTATTTGATTGCCTCATCGGCGAGGTATGGCAATACGCGGCGAAACAGCTCCCGCGCCCGCTTCTCGATGGCGTCCATCACGATTCCCTCTCTACTGTTTCGCCGCTTCGGCTATGCCACTCGTCACAAACTGAGTGCGGCTTTACCATGAAGTTGCCGTAGCTGCATCGGTCAACTACGGGATTAAGAACAGCGTCTTTCCGCTTTGGGACCTTGATCGTTTTTACCTTCCCCCTGCGGGTCTTGACCTGCCGCAGCTCGTGCAGGCTGTGGGGCTCACGGCGGAAGTACACACAGGTCACGCAGCGAGGTGGATCAGCATCGAAGTTCTGGCGCGCCATGGGCCCAGACTGAACAACCCTCATTCTCCTGCCTCCGGCGCATCAGGGAGCGGCTGCCAATGCGTGCTGTCATCGCCTAGCGCATATCCGCGCCAGTCGCCATCGATGATGTGCCATATCCCAGCCATACAGCCATCAGGGCAGTTCTCTACGCGCTGATCCTTGCCGTTCGTGGCGAGATAGAACGCCCCATCCTTCGGCGCGGTCGAGATCGGATGCCATTGTGACTTGACCTCTAGTGCCGCCTCAATTGCGAGACCGGCCTCCTCGGCACCTTCTATACCCTGGTCAAACGCGTAAGCGATGAATGGAAGACCGGCGCGGGCCGCCGATGCTAGGACAATCGCATGCGCCGACGAAATCGGCTGACAATGCGGGGCTAGCGCGGCGATCTCCGCGACCAACGCCTCTCCGAATGCTCGGCCGATCCGCAGCTCACCCTCGTAGCCGCCAACCTTCAGCAGCTCCGCAAACTGGGCCAGCGCCTTCCCAGCCGTAGTGCTGGTGTCGATCTGTTCCAGATTCATGCCACTCTCCTTTGCTCGCCAACCATCAGCAGGTAGTCGGCGCGCACGGCGTCCGTCAGCCCGCTGATGTAATGGCGGTCGATGTAATCGGTGATGCCCCGGAACAGCTCGCTGAACTCGCCCTCGTCCATCTCATCGAAGGAGATGGAGCGCGGCTGCTGCACCAGAGCCTTGCCCATGGGGCCCAGGTCAACCTCCACCTGTTCGCAGTGCACGCCTGCTTCTCGCTGCACGCGCTTGATGGCGTCGTGTGAGGTCATCGTCTCGAACCCGTCCACGTGGTCCACCAGCAGGCCACCAACCGCATGCACCAGCCGGTGGAAGGCAGGATTGCGCGACTGCTTCAGCTCTGCGCGGATCTCCCGGCCCACGTTGAAACGGCGCTCTTTCAGCAGGCGCTGGTCGATGGGATGTGCAGGCACCAGCGCGCCCACTTCCTCACCGGTGGTCGGGTCAACCAGTCGGCGAACCATCAGGTACACCGGCCGGCGGGCACGTTTGGCACGGATCTTCTTCGCGGCTTCGGTCGTCATGAGTCGCTCCCAGCACGCCGAGAAGCTGCGGTGCCCACTGGCACGCTACGCGCCTTGCGTGGCGCGGCAGGCAGGTCCAGGTGATCAGGCTGAAGCTCCGGATCAAGGAAGCGCATCGTCTTGCCTTCGAACCCCAGTTCGAACCGGCCACAGGGACCGTGCCGGTTCTTCTCCACGTTCAGCTCTGCCTTCTCCGGATCGCCGTTGTCGCGGTCGTAAACCCAGTGGCGATACAGGAAGGCGATGATGTCTGCCTCGCGGGTGGCTTCGTCGCTGTTGGCGATATCGCCCAGCCCGGGCCGCTTGTCGCCCTGCCGGCGATCAACCTCTGCCTTCACCTGCGCCAGCACTACGATGGGGATATCCAGGTCGCGAGCCAGCGTTTTCAGGGTGCGTGCCACTTCGCCGACTTCCTCCGCGCGATCCTTCGAGCGCGGCACACGCACACGCTGCAGGTAATCCACCCACGCGATCCGGATGCCGCGCTCCTGCTTCCACCGGCGGATCGTCCGCACCACCTCGTCCAGCGTCGGCGCGCTGCGGTCGTAGATGAAGACGCTGCGACCGATCAGCTTGCGCATGCCCTCGCTGAGCTGCGGCCATTCTTCCTCCGTGAAATCGCCGCTCCTGAGCTTCTCGGCTGCCACACCGGATGCCCCGGAGATGCCGCGCGACGCCAGCTGCCGAGCCGACTGCTCGCCCGAGATGATTCCCACGGGGATGCCCAGGCCGCCTTGGTGGAAGGCGCAGTTCACCAGCAGCGCGGTCTTGCCCATGGACGGGCGTGCACCGATGAAGATCAGGTCACCACCGTGCGCGCCGCCCAGGCGTTTGTCCGGACGGATGAAGCCATACGGCACGCCCCGCACCTGCCCCTTGTTGGCGAACGCGTCTTCGGCATCACGCCATGCCTCGTTCAGTGCCTGCTCCAAGGTGTGTTCGTAGCCGAGGCGGGTCTTCGTCAGCTGCATCAGCTCACGGATCGCCGAATCGAGGATCGCCACCGATTCGTCGCCGTCTGGCGCCATGCACTTCGAGATCAGTTCATCGCCAATATCGATGGCGCGGCGCATCGATGCACGCTCGCGGATCAGCGCGGCATGGCTGGGAACACCGGCCACCGTGAAGCCGTTCACCTGCAGCTCGATGACGTAGGCCTGATCGACTTTGTCGGCGTGGCCCTGCCCGGCCATCCACTCCATCAGGAAGCCCGAGTCACACGGCTTGCCTGCGGCGTCCAGCTTCAGCATTTCGGCCCAGATCAGCGCGTGGTCGCGGCGGAAGAAGTCGCCCGGCTCCAACCCAGCGCGCCCGATGGCCTCGGGGTAGTTCATGCAACCGCCGATGACGTACTGCTCGGACTCGATGGCCGATGGCAGCTTGCGGGCGCTGTGGTGGTTCCTCTGCAGGCCGGCCATCACAGCAACTCCCGGGTGGAGCGGTCAGCGTCCGCCTGTGGTTGAGCGCCCATGCCCTGAAAGCCATCCCTCGCCAGCCAGTCCGCACGCAGCCCAGCCCAGCCCCGCTCGCAGCACAGCCGGACCGCATGCTCCAGCGACAGCCCGACCTTGCCAGCTTCGCGCTGAAGCCCAGCAACTGCCGTTGCGGTCAACGGGCTCTTCTTCGCCTTTCGGATGACGACAAAGTCGGACACCAGGTCAGTCGGAAGATCCGGCAGCAGTTTCATCGCCTCGGCGACTGCTGCGCTATGACGGTTGCTTTTGACGGTTCTTGATGGTTCTTGACGGTTAGTGTCCGCCTCGCGGACAGGTTTGGTTCGCGAGGCGGACAGGTTGGTTCGCGAGGCGGACAGGTTCGAGTCCGGGAGGCGAACCGGTTCGGCAGGCGTACCGGTTCGGGAGGCGAACAGGTTTACCGCGTCCAGATCGACCGTGTAGGAGGTGTGGCGACCATTGCTTCGGTCGGCAACGATGAGCTTTTCATCCTCCAGCCATCGAATCGCCGCGATCACCGCCGTCTTGCCGAAGCACGTCCGCTCACAGATCTTCGCCAGCGAAGGCCACGCCACGCCATGGTCGTTGGCGTTGTCTGCCAGCGAAATCAGTACGGCTTTCGGCGTCGGCGGCATCTGCAGCGGCCAGCACAGAGACATGATCATCGTGCTCACAGGTCACCCCCCAGCAGCTGCAGGCAGGCTGCGGTGAACCAGAACACGCGCACGGCGGTCATGGCCTTCTCGGTCGCGTTCATGGCCACTTGATCCCCATCTTGGTCAGCACGCCGGAGAGCGCGCCCAGGCTGGCGTGCAGCTCGGCCATGTGTTCGGCCTGCACCACCTCTGGCGTGCGCATGTAGCGCTCGATCAGGTAGTGGATCGGGGAGAGGTCGCCCGTCTGCTGCAGGTAGTGTTCGAAGTCATCGATGGACAGGCCGCGAGGCTTCCCGCTGCTGTCACAGCCGGCCAGCTTCTCGCTGAGCTTGGACGGAGCCATGTCCAGCTTCCCAGCGACCGCAGTAACGCCCGCGCCGCTGTACACCTTGGTGGCGATGTGCTCGCGCAGCGATGCGTTGCGCGTCAACCCTGATTCGTAGGTAATTGTCTGCGATTTCATGCACTTATCTCGAGGGCGGGAATGCGGGTGACGACGTTGACCCCTGCGTTCCCCTGGTTGGTTCTGAAAATGGCCGCACCCCAACGGAGTGCAGCCTGTGTCGAAAATCAGTCAGTCAGCCGAGGCCAACGTGGTCACGCTCATCCGCCAGAACGGCCGGCTGTTCGTGCTGAAACGGGTTGGGAAGCGCGTGCATGTCAGGGCCGCGCCACAGCGGCCGGAGCGGCGCACGGAGGGCGTGTGCCTCGTGCTGCCCTTCCCTGCCAGGGGCCGCTGAGGTGCGCATGTCAGGCGACGGCGCGACGACGACGGGTCGGCTTAGAAACCGGCGCGAACAATTCCGGACGCTTCGCGCGGAGCTCCCATTGCCGGGACTCCGGGATGGGCTGATCGTCAGGCCAGTGGAAAACCGCTCCACGGCTGACCCCGAAAAACCTTGCCAGCTCTGCATCGGATTCGAGGCTGAGCAGCTTCTTCACGTCGGCTTTTGTCATGTCCATAGCGCCGCAGTCTAGTCCTCTAGACTTTCAAGTCAAGCGCTCTAGCCGCCATTCAGTCTACTTTTCTAGCCCTATGAGCACGATGGCTGAACGGGTTAAGCAGGCGCTAGAGCTAAGGGGCATGACGCCCACGGATCTGATTGCCCGAAAGGTGCTCAGCAAGGCTGGGATTTACTTCATCCTCGATGGCACGACGAAGGCTGAGAAGATCCGCGCGACCACGGTGGAGAAGCTGAGCCGTGCGCTCAACGTCAGCGGTGAGTGGATCCAGCATGGCCGAGGCCCGATGGAGCCCAAACACGCCCCTGTGATCGACAACGACGACTACAGCGACGTGACCGGCTACTCCCAGGCCGTGGGCCTTGGATCAGCCGGCGCCGAAGCCGTGGAGTACGCGGAGACACACAGCCTCAAGTTCAAGACGAACAGCCTCCGCAGGCGCGGGATCTATGGCCGCAACCTCGCCGTCTATTACGGCAAGGGCGACTCCATGGAACCAACGATCAAAGACGGGGACGCCATCCTCTTCGACACCTCCGACACCCGTGTCGTGGATGGCTCGCTCTACCTGATCCAGCTGCACGGCGCAGCGAACGCCGAGTATTACGTGAAGCGGGCCATGGTTCTGGACGGGATCACCTTCTTCACGAGCGACAACCCTGCTGGCGACCATCAGTGGCAGAAGCCGCGCCGGATGGACTCGAAGCGGGAACCGATCACGGTCATAGGCCGTGTCCACTGGATTGGCGGATGGGCTGACTGATGAGCGACCTGAAAGAAATACTCACCGCGATGCATAAGAGCGTCAACTTGCTGAACCAACGGGTTGCCGCGTTGGAAATGCTGGCGCTGGCTATGACGAAGTCCATGCCTGATGCAGATCACTTCCTGCGTGAAGTTCAAGCCGTCAAGGACTTGTTCAAGGACTCTCCAAACATGAGCCAGTTCAAGCAGCCGATATACGAGGCAGTGGACCGGATCGCCGCCTACACCAAGGCGAAATGACCATGACAGATTCCAGGGAGGTAGTGCAGAGCTTCGCTGAGCAGTTCGCCATGGCTCAGCTGATTGACTCGCTTGGACGCAAGCAAGAAGATGGCGGCATGAGAGAGCGTGTCGCCGTCATCGAAACCACGCTACGTTCGCTTGCCACCAAGGCGGACGTGGAACGGATGCGCAATGAGTTTCAAGAAGCAGCTCTCGCGGTTTCCAATGATGTGAAGAAGTGGACTCTGACCACGTCGTGGACCGTGATCGCAGTGGGTGTCATCGGGTTGTTCGGACTCCTTTTCACTATCTACAACGCCAACAGGGCCGTTCCCCAGTCAGCACCGAGTGCAACTCAACCTGCGCCGATCATCATCCAGATGCCTCCGCCACCAGCATCCGCACCAACCCCCTGACCAACCCCGCTCCGGCGGGGTTTTTCATATCCGGCTGAACGAAAACTAGACCGTTCAGAAAATATTCCTCAGCTATTTGTCTAGAGCGCTTGACTCCGGAGTCTAGTTCGCTAGACTGATCCCCGTCGGCCAGCAGGCCATCCAACGGGGCAACACCCATGCAACTCCTGCCGCGTTCCACCACACGCTCCAGGTATGAGGCGATCCGCCAGCACAAGCGCAATGCGGAGAAGTGCCGCGAGGAACGCGGCCTGCCGCTTCACCCGGCGAACGGTTTCATCGACTGCCCGGCGTGCGATGGGCTGGGCGAACACACCCGCAACGACAGCGCCATCGGCGACCCGCAGTGCGAGTACGGGGTCAGCTGCGGAGCCTGCGGCGGCACCGGTGAGGTGCAGGACGGGGTGATCGACCCGCTGCTGCTGGTGGCGAAGTTCCGCGCGGGCCGCTTCACGTGGGCGATGAGCGAGGTTCGCAAGGCCGACCGCCGCTTCTGCTACCAGCTGGCGCTGACGCGTGCGATGAAGCCCTGCACCGGCCTGACCGTGGCCGACGAGCGCGCCGCAGCGCAGCGCCGGGAGAACGAGATTGACCGGGCGTGGGCGGAGTGGAGGGCTGTGGCATGAGCGCCCCTGTCGATGTGCTGGCGGTGCTGGATGGGACTATCGAAGGGTATGAAGCAGCCCTTCCTCGCCTGCGTGGAAAGCAGCGCGACGAATGTGAGGACGGCCTGAGCGACCTGAAAGACGCCCGCGCCGCAGTCGCCGAGCTGATCGCGCTGGGGAAGAAGTTGGAAGCCGGAATGATCCGCCCCAGCGACGAGAACCGGCAGCAGGTTTACACCTTTCAGCGCGAAGACGCCGAAGCATTCTTCGCCGCCCTCGCCCGCGTCCGGGGTGCCGCATGACCGCCTCCGACCGCGCCGCGCACGTCTTCGCCATCAAGACCATGGCCGCCTACTTCCTCGCGTTCTGCCTGGGAGTTCTCTTCACCGTTATCTGCCAAGGAGCGCTCACGTGAGCCTGTACAACCTGCTGTTCGGAAAGACCCCCCAGTCCTCGCTGCTGCTGGCTGTGATCGGGCTGCGCGATAACGATGTCGAGCGGCTGCGTGATGTGTCGGTCACCGATGACGGCAAGATCGAGGTTTACACGCGGACCGGCGGTGGCAACCGCGAGGACTACCCGAACCTGACCATGCGCCGCGCGCCGGGCTGGGCGGGCAGCGTGGATGACGACTTCGACTCCACCTACTGCACGGACACCTTCGAAGTGCCTGCGGAATGGGCGGCTGATGTTGCCGGCCTGAGCGACGTTCTGACCCACGGCCTGCGCGCCGAGTTCGCCCAGCACCTTGCGAAGACGCTCCGTCGTGAGCCGACTGAGGATGACCAGCGGGCCAGCGCTTTCGAGGCGGAAAAAACCAAGCTCGCCGCGACCGCACACATCAAGGCGAACGGGCACACCTTTGTCCCGCTGTCGGACCCGGCAATGGAAGTCGCGTTGAAGCTGGCGGAAGCCAACGGCGGCCAGCTGCTCAGCTGCTGGGGGATCATGCCCCTGGCCCTCGCCGTGCGGCAGAACCACGCCCCGTTCCCCAATGCGGTTGACCCGAAGGTCAAGACGTCGATCACCAGGGCCGAGATCGACTACAGCTCCAAGTGGGAGATCGACACCGCGTACTGGGCGCACTGCGTCGAGCGCTTCTCTGCGGACTACCCCCTGACGATGGCCAAGATCGCGGAATCGGTCGGCGTCTATTTGGCGCGGCAGGCCGCTCGATGAACGACACCGACTTCGTCGGCGCCATGAGCCAGGGCATCCCCGCAATCCAGCCGCCGTCCGCGCCGGGCCTGGTCGTGACCGAGATACGCATGGACGGCCTGCTCATCGGCAATGCCGACATCGAGATCAACAACCACGAAGCGATCCACGGGATCTGCGCGGAGGACGACCGCGATGCGTGACCTCCTGACCGCCACCGGCTGCAGCAGCTGGTCCGACTTCGCGGCCTGCGTTGCCTGCTACGCCATCGTCGCCTCGCTCACGGCAGCCCTGTGCTGGCCGCTGGCCTGGTCCTGACTTCCCCGCCGGTCGCTCCGGCTCTATGAGAGGCACCACCGATGTTCGAACTCAAGGATGCGGCTGCGAAGGTCGCCAACTTCAACCCCCGGGCCGAGAAGCACGGCGAGGAAAACAAGCTCGCCGGTGATTTGAAGCTGGTCACCGTGGTGGGCAACGACGTACTGGACTACTTCCAGAAGGGTCTGCGGCAGGCGCTGTACCGCAAGCCGGCGCAGGGCGAGCAGCAGGATCTGATCGATGGCAGCGACGGCCTGACGGCGGTGAAGTTTCCGAAGCTGGGCGCGCTGGGCTGGGATGAGGAATACCCCGGTTACGACCTGGTGATCAGCTCCGGGCTGGGCCTGTCCGAAGCCATCGTCATCAGCGACGTGATGTTGAAGCGGCTGCGCTTCGAGCCGCTGGAAGGCGGCAGCCTGCAGATGACGTTCAGCGCGGTGTTCCACCCGACGAAGCCGGAGGCCGGCGCCCTGTGCGGCCTGATCCAGAACGACGTGCAGGTGACGCTGGTTTCGCCGCTGAACCAGACGAAGGGCCAGAAGCCCGAACAGGCCGACCTGGCCGCGTAACGACCACGGAGAGGAGTGCGCAGGCTGATGCGCAGTTTACTGGGCACAAGCGGCCATGAGCCTTAGGGCCATGAATTGAGCGCCTGTATGGCTCCGCTTCCAAGACAGGCACGCCGGAGATCAGCACCGGCCCTCTCCACCTCCCCTGCCCTGCGCTCACTCCCCCGTTGGAGCGCAGGGTCCCGAGCCGGGCTGGCCCACATCCCGGCAACTATTTCCAACAGACAAAGGAACTGCCATGAACGAATCCCTTATCCCGCTCGAATCCGTCAACGCCGTCGAGGTATTCACCGGCGGTGGACTGGACGACCTGCTGGCCCGCATCCGCACCGAAGCCGTCACCTTGGTGCCGAACGTAGAGACGGTTTCCGGCCGCAAGGAAATTGCCTCCGTTGCCTACAAGGTGTCGCGCTCGAAGATCGCTATTGATGACGCCGGCAAGGCGTTGGTAGCCGACTTGAAGAAGCAGACAGGCGATATTGACTCGGCCCGCAAGAAGGCCCGCGACACCCTGGACGCGCTGCGCGATGAAGTGCGCAAGCCGCTGACCGACTGGGAGGAAGAGCAGGCCCGCATCGAGCGCGAGCGCGCCGAGGCCGAGGAACGCGCCCGTGCTGAGGCCGAAGCGGCCCGCCTGGCCGAAATCGCCCGCAAGGAAGAAGAGATCCGCGCCCGCGAGGAAGCCGTGCGCGTCGCTGAAGAGGCCGAGCGCCAGCGCGTCGCCGCCGAGCAGGCCGAGCGTGAGCGCGTGGAGCGTGAAGCCCGCCTGCAGGCTGAGGCCGCCGAGAACGCGAAGCGCGAGGCCGCCGCTGCAGTGGAGCGCGCCGAACGCAAAGCCCGCGAAGCCACTGAGCGCGCGGCCCGTGAGGCAGCGGAAGCCGAGCAGCGAGCCAAGGATGCTGCAGCGCGTGCCGATCGCGAGAAAGCCGAAGCGGTGGCAGCCGCTGAGCGCCGCGCCCAAGAAGAAGCCTCCCGCGCCGAACGCGAACGTCTGGCGAAGGCCGAGGCGCAGCGCCGCGCCGACGAAGCCCGCGCAGCTGACGTAGAACACCGCCGCACGATCAACCGCGCCGCAGTGGCCGCGCTGGTCGGTTTGGGCATCGAAGACGAAACCGCTGCAGCCGCCATCACCGCCATCGCGCAGGGCAAGGTCCCGGCCGTTGCCATCAGCTACTGAGGTTTCCCATGAACCAGATCGTCACCATCGAGGATTCGATATACGGCACCAAGGATTCGTTTGCCTCGGTGCTGACGGACCGTTCCATCAACTTCGACCGCGAGGCCGAGTTCGCGCTGCAGGCGCTGTACAACAACGAATTCGCGATGAAGATCGCGAAGCAGAATCGCGGCTCGCTCATTGCTGCAGTGGTCAACATCGCGGCCATCGGCATCAGCCTCAACCCGGCGAAGCGGCAGGCGTACCTGGTTCCGCGCGACGGGAAGATCTGCCTCGATATCAGCTACATGGGGCTGATGGATCTGGCCATCGACTCCGGATCGATCCGCTGGGGTCAGGCGAAGCTGGTGTATGAGGCGGACTCGTTTGCGCTCAATGGTCTGGATCAGGCCCCGCACCACTCGCATGACCCGTTCGCAAAGGATCGCGGCGAGGTGGTGGGCGTCTACGTGGTGGTGAAGACCGCCGACGGTGACTACCTCACGGACACCATGAGCCGCGAGGAAATCGACGGGATCATGAATCGGTCGCAGTCGGTGAAGTCGGGCAAGTCGTCGCCGTGGAAGACCGACTGGGGCGAGATGGCGAAGAAGACGGTCGTGAAGCGCGCCTACAAGTACTGGCCGAAGACCGAGCGCCTGGACACAGCGATTCATCATCTGAACACCGATGGCGGCGAGGGTCTGGTGCTGACCGACCAGCAGGCACCGCAGAGCGCTCTGCCACCCCCGGTGGACACTGCCGAGCGGATCGAGCTGTACGCCAACCTGCAGGAGATCGGCACGGCTGGTGCTGCGGCTCTGGCGGAGGCATGGGGCAAGCTGACGGCCCAGCAGCGAAAGCTGATCGGCCGATCCGGGCTGGAGGCGCTGAAAGCTGAGGCCGAGAGGGCCGACGCCGAGGTGATTGAAGGCGGCGATCACGCGAGCGTAAGCGAAATGATCGACCGCGACATTGAGCGGAGGGAGCAGGCATGATCCTCGTCCCGTGCGATCAGGGCAGCATCGAGTGGCATCGCGCCCGCGCCGGCATCATCACGGCCAGCATGTTCGGCGTTGCGCGGAAGCGTGTCGGCGAGCTGGACGCCCGGCAGCGGCAGTATGTGGACGCGGTGCTGGCGGGCATGGCGCAGAAGGATGCCGCACTCGCGGCCGGTTACAAGGTACTGCCAAAGTCCGCAATCATCGAGAAGGCGCTGGCCGGCGAGCCGGTCGGCGACTACAGCGAAGAAGCGAAGAACTATGCCTTCCGGCTGGCCATCGAGCGCATCAGCGGCGAGCCATTGGACGAAGGGTTCGAGACCTACGCCATGCGCCGTGGCAAGGACCTGGAGCCGGACGCACGCGCCGAACATGAGATTCAGTCCGGCCTGATCGTCCAGCGTGCCGGGTTCGTCCTGAGCGACTGCGGCAACTACGGCTGCTCGGCGGATGGGCTGATCGATGCCGACGGCGGCAGCGAGTACAAGTGCTTCATCAACCCGGAGAAGCTGCGCACCTTCCACGTCGATAACGACGCCAGCGAGGTGTTCGAGCAGGCGCAGGGCTGCATGTGGATCACCGGTCGCCAGTGGTGGCACATAGGCCTGTACTGCCCGGCGCTGGAGCCGGTCGGAAAGCAGCTCTGGTGGCGCCAGTTTGAGCGAGACGAAGCGTTCATCACGGAAATGCGCTCCGACCTGGAGCAGTTCCGCCAGATGGTGGACAGGTTCGAGGCGGGGCTGCGGCAGCCCGCACAGGAGGCCGCATGAGCGTCGCCTATCGCAATCGCGGCATGAAGGCTTCCTTCCGCCTGCCCGCGCCAGCGCACCTGACCGTGCGAGACACGATCCGCCGCCACATGCACGAGGCTGGCCGAAATCTGGATTCCTTGTCCGCCGTGTGGGGATGCAAGAAGTTCAGCGTCTGGCGCGCCTTCCAGCGTATCGACCGCCCGCTGCAGCCACATCAGGTGGAAGGCGTCATCGAGACCCTGCATCTGGACGAGTTCGATGCCAACGACCTGCGCCTGCAGGCCGCACGTGAGGCTGGCTGGAAGATCGACCCGCAGTACCTGGAGGCAGGCGAATGAAGACCTGCACGAAATGCCACTGCCGTCTGCCGCTGCGGAAGTTTCAAACCCGCCGTGGATCTGGCGACCTGCAGGCGGTGTGCACGCCCTGCCTGAGCACCGAGCGGCGGCTGCGCGACCCGCTTCCTGCCCTTCGCCGTGATCCGGACGAAATCAAGATTCTCAACGCCCACAACCTGTGGTTCGGGCCTGTACGCCGCGAGCCGATGAGGAGCATTGCATGATCCAGCAAATCGCAATCGCGGCAACCGGCGTCACGGCCATCTGGCTGACGCAGTCGAAGAACGCGCAGGTTCGTCGCTTCGCCTGCCTGTTCGGACTGGCAGGCCAGCCCTTCTGGTTCGCATCGGCCATCGCCGCTGAGCAGTGGGGGATCGTCGTCCTGTGCTGCTTCTACACGGTGGCATGGGCACGCGGCGTCTGGAACAACTGGCTTTCTCCGAAGCGCAAGGGCGCGGATGGCATGACGCGTGGCCAGCGAGCGCTGAAAGAAGCCCACGGCTCGCCCGATGCGTTCGCTGATGCCGTCTGGCGCGCTTGCCCTTCCTTCATCAGCGCCGATGAAGCCAGCGCGGCCATCAGCAAGTACCGCGCTGAGTGGGAGGCCGCATGACCAGCATCCACGTACAGCCGACGTTCGACCTCGGCACGCGGCAGCAGAAGGAGCGCGAGCGGCAGGAGATTGAATCGGACATTGCCCGGTTCCGTGCTGCTGGCGGGGTGATTCAGAAGCTGGACCACACCGGCCAGCGCATCGAGCTGAGCCGCCGCGAGACGAACCAGGCTGCGTTCGAGCGCCGGAACGCGAGGAAGGGAGCGAAGGCATGACCGGCTTCCGCAAGCGCCGCGAACCGAAGCGCACGAACGGCTTTTCGTGGGGCCGTGCACCGTCGCCCTGCGGCCAGATGGTCACCTACCGCCTGTTCCGCCGCGACCTGAAAGGCGCGCTGCACACGGAGGCCGTGATGGCCTTATGCTCCGACCCTGCGGCCACGACCGCAATCCGCCTTATCCGTGCCCGTCGCTCACTCCGCGACCGGGTGGGCACCCTCGATCTTGCCGCCCTGGAAGTTACCGCATGAACACCGAATTGCCAGACGCCGCAGTGCAGAAGCTGACCGCTCAGATCGGCACGGCGCTTTTCGGCCAGCCGGGGCTGGACCTGATCGAGATCGCGAACCGTTGCAATGCGGAGGCTTCGCGGCGCGGTGGGGCGCTCCTGAACGAGCTATCCGGAAACTCCGGAGAACTGAGCGATGCGCGTGCGCAGTTTGAGGTTTGGGCCAAAGGACGCAACCTGACACGAGACAAGTGGGGTGTAAGTGCCTACGTTGATTCCTACGTGGACGACGACTGGGAGGTTTGGCAAGCCGCATTCGCCTCTATGCAGCCCTCCCCGGCCGGTCAGGAGGACGCGCTGGTGACCGATGCAATGGTCGAAGCCGCGCATGCTGCCTACTGGGCGCATCCCGACGACAGCGGCGAAGATCGCCCGTGCATCCGTGCCGCGCTGGAAGCAGCAATCGCCGCTCGCCAGCCTGTTGAAATACCTGATGCGCTTATCCGCGATGTGTTTCTGCGCAACGGGTTCAAGGTCAAGGACGGGCAAAGCGACTTGAAGCCTTACGTGTTTGCCGCTGCGAGAGAGCTTCTGGCGGTCGCCGCCCGCCAGCCGGTGGGGCAGGAGCCGGTTGGGGATGGGTGGTCCGGCTGGGCTACGCAGTATCCCGGCAAGATGCCGAAGCTCTATGGCGCACGCGAAATCGCCGAAGTGAACCATCACCCGGAAGAAGGGCAGCGGCTGATTTTTCTGTCGGAGCAGCCCGCGCAGGCCGTGGACCTGGGCCTGCTGACTCGCTGGTCCATCCAATCGGCTGAGTGCAGCTGCTGCGAAGGAGATTCCGAGCCGTTGCAAGATTCGGAAGGCAACTGGGTGGCGTTCGCTGACGTGAAGGCCCTGATCGACAGCGGCAAGGCGGTGCAGTCGTGATCGTTGAAATCTTCCTCGCGACCGCGATCCGCTGGCTGATCTTCGCGATGGCCATCCTCGTTGGCTTCGCTGCCGTGGCGCTGGTGATCGTCGGCCTGCGGCTGGTACGAGCGTGGCTGCGGCGGTGCTGGAGGGCGGGCAGGAGGGTGTCAGCATGAGCACTCAGAACGACAAGCGCGCCGCGCGGGTCTACCTGCACGAGGCACGCAACCGCCGCGACGACCCGGCTTCCACGCGCTTCTACTGGACCCTGCTCCGCTGGGCTGCCAATGCCCGGAAGCGCGCAGTCATCGCCTCCCAGCCGCAGCCGCCGGCCCAACTGGAGCTGTTCGCATGATCCCCGCCCTGCTCTGCCTTTTCGGCCTCCACCGGTACGCCAAGCGCTGCCGCTCCGGGGATATGCGCTGCCGGTGCGGGCGCACGCGGGGGTGGCTGCTGTGAACTACTACAGCGAGTGGGACCCGTATGCCGCGCAGTGGATTCGCAATCTCATCGACGCAGGCCACATCCCGGCCGGCGATGTGGACACTAGGAGCATCACCGATGTTCAACCCTCAGACCTCGCCGGATACCGGCAGTGCCATTTCTTCGCCGGGATCGGCGGATGGTCCCTTGCAGCTCGACTTGCTGGGTGGCCCGATGACCGCGAGCTGTGGACCGGCAGCGCCCCGTGCCAGCCGTTCTCCGTCGCGGGTAAGGGAAAAGCCCAGGATGACGATCGGCACCTGTGGCCCCACTTTTTTCGCCTCATCCGTGCCAGACGGCCCGCTGTCGTCATGGGAGAGCAGGTTGCGGCGGCGGTTGGCAAGAACTGGCTCGACGGAGTGTCTGCTGACCTGGAAGGAATCGACTACGCCTGCCGGGCGGCCGTTGTCCCGGCTTGTGCCGTCGACGCGCCCCACCGAAGGGATCGGCTGTGGTTTGTGGCGCACTCCGAACGCGCACGTGGTGGATGCGAAGTCGACCGTGGTGAAGTTGGAAGGCAGGAAGCCCTCCGATCCGCAGGTGGGGCTGGCGGACCAGGTAGCGGCTCTGTGGCCGACGCCGACCGCCTCGCTCGCCGACAAGGGTGTGAGGTCGACGGAGGGTGCGATCAGGGAAGCGGCTCGCAACCACGGCCCGGATCTTGCTGCAGTGGCAGCAGCTGCAGCGATGTGGCCAACGGCAACGGCTACGGACGCGAGCCGTGGAATGACTCCGCCAAGGCCGCAGGACACGGGCGTGCCGCTGAATCAGGCCGTAGCACTGGCGGCTGGGATCAGGCCCGATGGCTCATCGGCCACGACGGAAAAGCCCGGCGCGTTGAACCCAGCATTCGTCTGCTGGCTCATGGGGTTCCCGGCCGCGTGGGACGCCTGCGCGCCTACGGCAATGCCATCTCGCCCCCGCTCGCCGCGGAAGTGATCGGCGCCTACATGGACTGCTACCCCGATTCCACCGAACACCTGCGCGGCGCACTGGCGCCGGAAGGAGAGAACCATGTCCGATAGTCCGTACCTTTCCCGGGACGAAATCAGGGACCTGACCCGCACCCCGCAGCGCAAGCGACAGGCGAAGTTCCTGATCCAGAACGGGATCAGGCACTATCTGGACGCTCACGGCTGGCCGGTGGTGCTGTGGTCTGCTGTGGAGGGAACGCCGGAGCCGAGGGCCGCAGCAGCGGTCGAATGGGAATCCAACAGGGCAGCGTGATGGGAAGGAAGCCGACCAACACCGGGGCCATCCCCCGGTTCCGTAAGCGCCGACAGAAGTCGGGCGTGGTGCACTACTACTACGACCACGGCGGCAAGCCGCGCAAGGAAACGCCACTGGGAAGCGACTACGGCGTGGCCATCAAGAAGTGGGCCGAGCTTGAACACGCTGCCGCGATCCCAGCTGGCGCTGCGTTGACGTTCCGGCAGGCGGCAGACCGCTACCAGGTCGAGGTCATCCCGAAGAAGGCACCGGGCACGCAGGCGGTCAACATGCGGGAGCTGTCGATGCTGAAGCGGTACTTCGATGACCCACCCTGCCCGCTGGAGTCCATCAAGCCGCGGCACGTGCACAACTACCTGCTGTCGCGCAAAGACGCGCCGGTCAGCGCCAACCGGGAGAAGTCGCTGCTATCGCACCTGTGGAACTGGTGCCGGCAGAAGGGCTACACCGACCTGCCCAACCCCTGCCTGGGCGTCAACCGCAACCGCGAATCGGGCCGTGACGTCTACGTCGAGGACGACGTGCTGCAGCGGGTCTACGACGCCGCCGACCAGGTGCTGCGCGATGCGATGGACCTTGCCTACCTGACCGGACAGCGGCCGGCAGACGTGCGCGAGCTGGACCGCAGGAACATCAAGGACGGCGTGCTGGTGCTGCGCCAGGGAAAGACGAAGACCCAGATGCGCATCGCCATCACCGGCGAGCTGAAGGTGTTGATCGATCGGTTGCTCAACCGGGACCGCCCGGACAATGCCCCGATCAGCACGCGGCTGCTGCTGGGCGAGGACTGGTTGCCGGTTGGGAAGGATGCGCTGCGCTATCGATTCGACCGTGCACGCGAGCGTGCTGGCATCCCGAAGGACCAGTTCCAGTTCCGGGATCTGCGTGCCAAGGCCGGCACGGATAAGGCCGATTCGGCGGGCGATATTCGGCAGGCGCAGCAGCAGTTGGGGCACCAGTCGGTGACCACAACAGAGATCTACGTGAGGAAGCGCCGCGGTGCTGTGACCAGCCCGACGAAGTGAATTGCGGAGCGGGCTGAATATTGCGGAGCGGAGCGTAAAGGCTGAAAGCCTTGCTGTATATGGTGGGCCGTGATGGATTCGAACCATCGACCAAAAGATTAAAAGTCTTCTGCTCTACCGACTGAGCTAACGGCCCATTGCTGCCCCCGGCCTTGCACCGGAGGGCGTGCATTTTAACCCGGTTCGCACGGCCAGGGGAACCCGTGGGCGCATCGCCAGCGGAGTGGCGATGTCACGGCGATCAGGCGTAGTGCGTCGGGTCGGCCACACCCGCGTCATGGAAGCCCTGCGCGCGCAGGCGGCAGGCATCGCAGTGACCACAGGCCGCGCCTTCGGCATTGGCGTTGTAGCAGGAAACAGTGAGTCCGAAGTCCACCCCCAGCCGCACGCCCTCGCTGACGATCCCGGCCTTGCTCAGGAACTGCAGCGGCGCATGCACGCGGATGCCCGCGCCTTCCACGCCCGCCTTGGTGGCCAGGTTGGCCAGCGCCTGGAACGCGGCGATGAACTCGGGGCGGCAATCCGGATAGCCGGAATAATCCACGGCATTGACGCCACAGAAGATGTCATTGGCACCCAGCACCTCGGCCCAGCCCAGCGCAAGCGACAGCATGATGGTGTTGCGCGCGGGCACGTAGGTGACCGGGATGCCCTCGCCGCCCGCCTCGGGCACCTCGATATCGTCGGTCAGCGCCGATCCGCCGATGCTGCGCAGATCCACGTCCACGGTCTTGTGCACGACCACGCCCTGGGCGTTGGCCACGCGTGCGGCCGCATCCAGTTCGGAGGTGTGGCGCTGGCCGTAACGCACGCTCAGCGCATGCACGGCAAAGCCCTGTTCCTGGGCCAGGGCGATGACGGCGGCCGAATCCATGCCGCCGGAGAGAAGCACGACTGCCTTCTTCAT